GTTTAGTGAGGTTGAAACAGATGAACCGATTGAGAAACCCTCTAACGAGGTTGCAGGAACTAAAAGAACTAAGGCTTTAGACAAGTTTTTATCAAACATTAAAAAATAAACCCAAAAAAACAAAATAAAACATGGCAACTGGATATGACGTAAGCGCACTTGGTGCGTACACAAAAGACAACGCCCAGCAATTACTTTATAAACAAATTGCTCAGGGTAAGACTGCAAGTTTAATGACCGTTCAAACAGGTATTAAAACTTCAGAAAGAATTAACATTGTAGCAACAACTCCTGTTCCACAAGCTCAGGCATGTTCGTTTACTGCATCAGCAAACACAGTATTTACACAACGCACAATTACTGTTGCTGCGATTGGTAACTATTTGAAATGGTGCGAAAAAGATTTAGAGGCGAAATATACTCAGTTAGCTGTTAAGGCAGGTTCTAACTTAGATATGTTGACTTATGAGGCTGAAATCATTGGCGACATCATGCAAAAAATGGCATACAATCAAGAATATGCTATTTGGATGGGTAACACTTTATCAACTGATCAGCGTTTAATTCACTATGACGGATTAGTTAAGTTAATCGGTGCTGCATCAGGTGTAACAACTGTAACTCCGGGTGTTTGGTCTGTGGCTAACTCACGCACTCGTTTACAAGAGTTCTACGCTGCATTAACTGATGATATGTTGCATCAACCGACTGGCAAAGTATTCATGGGAACTGCTGAGTGTCGTGACTACCGTATGAAGTTAGGTATTGATAACTTATACCATAACACAGGAACTGACGGTGTTCTAAGATTAGAAAACTCTGACTTAGAAATCATCCCAACATTAGGATTAAGTGGAACTAAAAAGATTTACTTCATCCCGACTGAAACAATGATTTTAGGAACTGACTTAGAGAATGAATTTGAGAAATTCGAATTGTTCTACGCTAAGGAGGCTCGTGAGATTCGTTTCATCGCTGAACATAAAGAAGGTGTGCAAATTTCACAACCTACTTTAGTAGCTCAAATGTTAAACACCTAATATTAACTAAGGGGGTGTAAAAGCCCCCTTTAATTTTTTTAAAAATGAGTTGCGTAATTCAAACATCTTTTACATTAGATTGCAAAGATTCAAAAGGCGGTATTAAAACCGTATATTTTGCGGCTTTCCCTTCAAACGGATTGTCTTACTCACCTACGATTGCATCGGGTGTTATTACTGCGTGGGCATCAGCCTCATCTAAATTCTTTAAGTATGAAGTTAGAACAGGTATTGCAAACATCGCAGATAAAGCAACTGTAAGCAAGGCTAACGGTACATCGTTCTGGGCATCATCTTTAACTCTTAAGTTAGAGAAAATGTCAGCAGCAACGGTTCAGGAATTAAAGAACTTAATGGGTAATCGCTTATTAGCTTTAGTTTTGGATCGTAACGGTAAGTATTGGTTATTAGGGTATGAGAACGGTGCGGATGTAACCGAGATTAATTCAGAATCAGGAACGGCATTAGGTGACTTTAACGGTTATACTATTAATGTTACTGCTGAAGAATCAAATCCGGCATACGAAGTATCAAGCGGAATAGTCGCTGCCCTCTTAGCGTAGATTTATTTTCTTAGTAGTAAACCCTGACCCCGTAAGGTCGGGGTTTTTTATTATTGATAGGTAATAAAATGAATAATTTATAACTTATATAGTTATGTGGACTATTTATTACGGTGCGAGTGGGTATGTTTACCCTACAACTAAGGAGAAAGAGCTTTTAACTAACCCTTACTACCTTATTAAGTTCGTATGCGACACCACTAAGAAAACTAAATACTGCGTTTGCTCGGATGTTTCGGCTTATCCTAATAGGTATCAAAAGTTTCTTATAACCGAAACGAGTACACCCGTATCGGCAAACGGTCAGGTTAGTTTAGATTACAGAGGTCGCAGTTGGAAGTACTTTGTTTATGAATCAAGTACAGTACCCGTAATTGAAACGGGATTAAATGAGGTTGAGCGAGGTAGAGTTAAAGTATTACAATCGAGTGTAACAACACCGGAAACATATACAGGTTATCAAAGCACATTTGAACAAGACTAATGGAAGAACGTAAATCAAGATTCGTAAACATCGAAATGGCTGCCACAGAGCAACCAACCTTTAAACCTGTCCGTAACGGGGACTATATAAGCTATGGTAAGAATAATGACTATCCAAACTACCTTATAGAGCTTTATAATCGATGTGCTGAGCATAGTACGGCTATTAACGCTAAGTCATCGTATCTATTCGGTAAGGGATTAACCTATACTAAGTCGGGCGATGTAGCCACAGACGCTAAAATTGAGAAGTTTCTAAACAAAGCTAACCGTTATCAGTCGTGGAATGACTTACTACCTAAGTCTTGTATTAACTTTGAGCTTATTGACGGGTTCTATTTCCAACATATTGTTAATAAAGGTCGTATTGTAGGTACATATAACATTGATGTTACTCGTATGAGAGCATCGAGTTGTGGTGATTACTATTGGTATAGTGAGGATTGGTCCGATAAGAAAGCGGTTAAAAAGAAGTTTCCGGTTTATACTGAGAATGCAATCAATGGTACTTATATTCGCTATGTTAAAGTACATAGACCTGCATCGGATAAGTTCGGAGATACTTATTCAATACCTAATTACGTAGGGGCATTAAGCTCTATTGAGACAGAGATTAACATCGATGTGTTCTTTAATAGCCTCACAGAGCATGGAATGACGGCTCAGGGGATGCTCAGTCTATTCAATGGAGAGCCTATCGATGAGGAGAAACGGGTTATTAAGAAAATGTTTGAGAAGAATTATACCGGGCCAGCTAAGGCGGGTAAATTCTTACTGAACTTTGTTAATCCAGAGGGCAAACCCGCAGAGTTATTAAACTTTGCGGCATCAGACTTAGATAAACAGTTTGAGATACTCGGTAAACGTAACATTCAAAAGATATGTGTAGGGCATAAAGTTGATCCTATCTTAATCGGTATCGATAACGCTACGTCATGGACACGAACACAGATATTAGAGAAGTGGGAGAAGTTTCAAACAACTTATATTAATCCGAGACAGGAGTTTATATTAGAGGTTATTAGGGCTATTGCTGATAATAACGGAGTACCTTCAAAGGATATTTACATTGAAGATTTACCTCCGATTGGTGAGGAGATTGAATTAGGAGAGTCGACATTTAACGAGGTGCTTACAATCGAGGAGAAACGAAACTATTTAAGAGATAAGAAAGGGGTTATATTGAGTTCATTAGACGAGGAGTCAACAACAAGCCGTTTAAGTATAGCGCAGAAGTTAGGAGTAGGCGGTACGGCATCATTACAAGCGGTTATAGTTGACCCTACAATGAGTCCTGACCAAAAGTTAAACATTATGGTAGGCTTATACTCTGTTCCTGAGAAGAAAGCTCGTAAGATGCTAAATATGGTTGTGCCGTTACCTACTGATGTGGCTATGTCCGAACAGAAGGATGCGGTACTATCATACTTGCTTAGTGTTGGTAAACCTATTAATGATGATGAGGTATTAGAAACTAAGTTCATTGACTTTGACTCCGAAGGTAAAATGTTTGAATTTGAACAAGCTCAGGTCGCTAAATTTGCTGACGTATTAGGTGCTACCGTTAAAGCGGTACGAAACCAAATCTTAGATATATTAGCGGGTGACCCATTTATTAAACCTGAGTTAATTGCTAAACAATTAGGTACAGATGTTGAGTATGTAAACGAACAAATTAAACAGTTAGTTGATACTAAAGTATTAGAGGCATCCGGAAACGGGTTTAATATTACTGAGAAAGGATTAAACAGAGCTGAGAATGTTGAGCCTGTTATAGAATACGAGATTTATACAATGTATCAGTATGCTAAACGTCCTGATGTGGTAGGTTCTGCGGTGATGCCTACAACCCGTAGCTATTGCAGAGACTTAATGAGTGCCGGACTTGAGTTTAGTAGAGAGGATTTAAGTAAAGAGGTAAACGATAACGGGGACTCTGCTTGGATTTACAGAGGAGGGTTTTATAACAATGGCACAGAGACTACTCCTTATTGCCGTCACATTTGGAAAGCCATAACAAAACAACGTAAGAAAAATGCCTGATGCACTTTGGATTGACGAAGATTATCTATTAGATAATTCCGTTATATATGAGAATACAGATTTTAAGGTGATAACACCTAATATCATTCACGTTCAACACACTTATATTAAGCCTCTATTGGGTACTGACCTTTATAACCAAATGGAAACGGCTATAAACGCTCAGACTTATACTGCGGTTGAAACAACCCTACTCGGATTATTAAAGTTAGCTATAATGAACTACGTAATGGCTGAGAGCGCATCCGATATGGTTTATAAGTGGATGAATAAGGGTATTGTTGTTAAGACGGGTGAGAACTCTCAAACTATTTCGCCTCAACAGTTAGACTATATTTATAATAAATACAAAAGTCGTGCCGAAATATTCGCACAACGGGTTACGGATTATTTATGTCAGGAATCTAACTCGTTTCCTAACTATCAACTCAACACCGATTCATCCGATATTAAACCTAAGACAGTATCTTACGAGACTGGAATATTTTTAGAGGATGATGATTATGAAGAACGCAGACAAATTAGATTTGGTAACTACTAATGACATTAAATCAATACATAAAATTATTTACTGACATCGCCTCTGCTCATAACATGGTTAAGAGTTTCGGTGTTGGTCAGATACACGAGTATTTAGATTCTGAAGGTACTGCTGATTTAGGTACTAATCTATTTTTAGAAGTTGAGAATAGTAGCATATCAGGTAATGTAATTACAGATAAATTCACTTTATACTGTATGGATTACGTTAATAAAGATATAACGAATCGAAACGAAGTATTAAGCGATACTAAACGAATATTAGAAGATGTATTATCATTATTGCACAACCCGATATACTATGATAATTTCTTTTTTGATACCGCTACTGAGTTAAATGTATTTTACGATGATAAATTAGTTAATGAGGCTTGTGGTTGGTATTGTGTTATATCGTTAAAGAATGATTTTGTATATGATTCATGTCAAATACCT